TAAATGACCTAGTACACAAGTACTATTTGTCTAATGATTTCAATGTGTTAGCTGATAAAACTAAACATGATTATCAATATTGTGCAGGAGTTTTATTGGCTACTGAAGTTGATGGCAAAAGTTTGTCAGAAATAAGGCTGACTAAAATGACTGGTGCGATAGCAAGACGAGCCTATGAACAGTGGCTTGGTCGTGGAATCTATCAGGCTAATGCTATCACATCTGTAGCACGTAAGGTATATTCTTTTGGAATGGAGATGGGTTATGCTGAGAGCAATCCATTTGCTACCTACAAGAGGAAGACACCTCATGCACGTAATACTGTATGGACAAAAGACCAAGTGACACAGTTCTTAGACGTAGCTTATGCTGATTTTAAGTACAGAAACTTGGGATTGATAGTACAAATGTCCTATGAATGGTGTCAAAGGGTAGGCGATATGAGAATGTTACAGTTTTCTAACATAGATTTTGATAAATGTGTGTTAAATTTGCAACAGTCAAAGAGAAGAAGTGTAGTACACCTACCTATTTCTCTTGACTTATTGGAAATGCTTAAGCAACAGAAGGAAGAATATGATTTTCAACCCTATGTTGCACCCTATCCTACCACAATGAAGGGTAAATACTCGCCATATACTATGCAAAGGCTATCAAAAGTAGCACGATTGGTCATAGAACAGGCAGGATTACCTAATGACCTACGTATTTCTGACCTGAGAAGGACAGGAACTACAGAAATGGTGGAAGCAGGGGTGTCTATGGGTCAGATTATGTCTGTTACAGGGCATGCTAACCCACAATCTGTTAAACCATACATGAAAAATACGTATGCTAGTGCAGAAAGTGCATTGACAATGCGAAATAACCATGGTACAAGCAAGTAAATGCCGACAAGGAGAGTGATATATGAATATAAATACATACATTAAAGACTTAGATATAGGAATAGGTGAGAGTAAACGACTCAACTGTCCTGTATGTAATAGTTACAAGACATTTACTGTGACTAATAACATGGGTCAGATGTTATGGAACTGTTACAAACTATCATGTCAACTGTCAGGCTCTAAACGTATGCCTTTGTCAGCTAATGATATCAAGATGCATACACGTAATACAGTAAAGAATAATGAACCCTTCGTAATGCCTGAGTACATAGTGCCTTACGATAGGGAAAGTTTCTATGGCATACATAATGACAAGCTAATGTACGATGTGAAGGAACATAGAGTTGTGTTCCCTGTCATACACGAAGGCAGAGTTGTTGATGCCAATGGTAGGTCGTTAGGAAAACGAATACCTAAATGGAAACGATATGGAAAAAGTGACTTGCCTTTTGTCTCTGGACATGGTAAGGTCGCAGTAGTTGTTGAGGATTGTGTGAGTGCTTCAGTTATAGATAGTGAAGTATATGTTGGGGTAGCAGTATTGGGTACGTCATTGTCCGAATCACATAAGCAGTATCTCTCACGATTCTCAACAGCAATAATAGCACTAGACCCTGATGCTCTACCCAAGACTATGACATTTGCAAAGGAACTAAGAGCCTACGTAAATGATGTCCGAGTGCTACGTTTGAAAGATGATTTGAAATATATGAATGAAGATGATATAAGAAAATTAACTAACTTAACCCCAAAGGAGAACCAATATGGAACTATCCCTACTACGTAGCTTGATGAATCAAGAGTTTTATACCGACCATCGTGGCTCTAAATGTCCTGACAGACTATTTAGTAAAGATGCTAGGAAGTTAAAGCACACGATTGATTATGCTATGAATAAATATAAACGAGATGTAACACCTGATGAGGTGGAAGCATTGTTCATGGCGAACAATCCATCTATGACTACTGCACAGAAGCAGGGGTATAGTTCTCTGTTCAACACAGTAAAACGTGAGCAACCTATGGGTACTGACGTGGCACAGGATGTGTTGTCCAAGCTATTCCAACAGGTTATAGGAGAGGACATTGCCAATCTAGGTTTCGATTATGTCAATGGTGCAGAGAGAAGTCTCAAGCCATTACGTGACTTGCTAGATAAGTACAATGATAACTTCCTACCTGAAGTCAAGATAGAATGGGATGATATATCTTTTGATACCATCATGGCTAAACAATCTGTACAGATGAAGTGGACATTCAACATACCTGAGATGGCACGTAAGGTAGAAGGTGTAAATGCAGGATACCTTATTGAGATAGGAGCTAGACCTAATACAGGTAAGACTTCTTTCCATGCATCCATGTTGGTAGGACCTAATGGTATGGCTAGGCAGGGTGCTAAGTGTGTAGTGTTATGTAACGAAGAGTCGTATGACAGAGTTGCTTTCAGATATATACAAGCATCGACAGGCTTTCCTAAAGAAAAGATACAGGCTAACATACAAGAAGCTAAGAGTATCTATCAGGACATAACCAAGAACGTCAAGATTAAAGACGTGAGTGGTGAAGACATGACATGGGTAGAGACTATGTGTAAGTCGGAGAGACCTGACATAGTTGTCCTTGACATGGGAGATAAGTTTGCTAGACAAGGTAGCTATTCTAGACCTGATGAGATGTTGAAAGCCAATGCTATATATGCTAGGCAGATAGCCAAGACGTATGGCTGTGCTGTATTCTACATGTCACAGTTGTCTGCTGAAGCAGAAGGTAGGCAGGTTCTTAACCAAGCTATGATGGAAGGCTCACGTACAGGAAAAGCAGCTGAAGCTGACCTGATGTTACTGATAGGACAACCTGCTCAAGTAGAAGGGGTTGACGAACAGGCAACTTTAAGGCATATTAATGTTGTTAAGAATAAAGTAACAGGATGGCACGGAATGATTAATTGTAACCTTGATTATAGAATCGCAAGGTTCACAGCATAGAGGAGTAAGATATGAAACTTACATTAGATGTAGAAAATACTGTCACTAAACGTGACGGCAAGATGTATCTCGACCCATTCGAGCCTGACAATAAACTTGTCATGGTAGGATGTTTGACAGATAAAGGAGAAGAATATTTATATAGAGATGACTTCAGTGGTGTACAAGCACACTTGGATGAAGCTACTATATTAATAGGACACAACATAGCATACGATTTGATGTGGCTATGGGAGTGTGGCTTCAAGTATGATGGTCCTGTGTTCGACACAATGCTAGGCGAGTATGTTTTGCAACGTGGCAACAAGCAACCACTATCACTAGAAGCATGTGCTGAAAGGTACGAGTTAGATACTAAGAAGCAGGACACCTTGAAAGAATACTTCAAGCAGGGTGTAGGTGTTGATGAGATACCACCTGAAGAGTTATCTTCTTACCTGTCAGCAGACTTACATGCAACACAGCAGTTAGCCGAGCAGTTAAATAAAAGACTACTGACTACTGATTCATCTTTGATGGAGTGTGTTGTATTAACTAACAGAGTGTGTGTTACTCTTGCTCACATATATAACACAGGCTTTGCAGTCGATGTAGCTAAGCTAGATGAGGTTAAGGTACAGTTCGAGACAGAAAAGATGGAGATAGAAAAGCGACTACAGGTTCAGATACGTAACCTAATGGGAGACACACCTATCAATCTTAATAGTCCAGAGCAAATGTCTTGGGTTATCTACAGTAGAAAGCCACACGACAAGACTATGTGGGCAAATGCTTTCACTCCTTACATGAGTAAGCAACACTTCAACGAGGTTGTATCTGATAGTTCAGATATTGTATTCAAAACAAAAGCTGTATCTTGCAGAGAATGTAATGGTACAGGTCAGATAAGAAAGGTAAGAAAGAATGGAGTACTCTACAGCAATACAAATAAGTGTTTACGTTGTTCTGCTCATGGCTATCTTCTTGACTCCACTAAGGTAGTGGCAGGGTTGAAGTTCAAAGCACCAAGTTCTAAGTGGGTATCTGCTAATGGCTTTGGTGTTTCTAAGACGAACTTAGATATGTTACAGAGTATGGCTAAGCGTGTCAATATGCCTGATGCTGTCAACTTTTTGACAGATGTCAAACGTTTGTCAGCTTTGGATTCATACCTAAGTTCTTTTGTAGAGGGTATCAAGGCACACGTTAAATCAGATGGTAAGCTTCATGTGAGATTATTACAGCACAGGACAGCGACAGGTAGGTTTAGTGGTGCTGACCCTAATATGCAGAATATGCCTAGAGGTGGTACGTTTCCTGTTAAGAAGGTATTCGTATCACGTTGGAAGGGTGGCAAGATACTTGAAGCTGACTTTGCACAGCTAGAGTTCCGAGCCGCGGCATATTTATCACAAGATAAGGTGGCGATGAATGAAGTTTCTACAGGGTTTGATGTTCACTCGTATACGTCTAAAGTTATTACAGATGCAGGTCAACCTACTTCTAGGCAGGATGCGAAAGCACATACATTCGCACCACTCTACGGAGCAACAGGCTTCGGCAGAAGTAAAGCAGAAGCAGAGTACTATGAACACTTTACCAAAAAGTACACAGGAATCAAAGCTTGGCACTCCAGATTGGCTAAAGAAGCTCTAGAGACAGGCAAGATATCTACACCATCAGGCAGAGAGTTTTCTTTTCCTGATGTACAACGAAGAATGAACGGCACAGTAAGCTTCTTTACACAGATAAAGAACTATCCTGTACAGAGCTTTGCTACTGCCGACATAGTTCCCATTGTGTTGATACACATGGAGAACTTGTTAGCCAATTACAAGTCATGTATTGTTAATTCAGTACATGATTCTGTGGTGGTTGACATACATCCTGATGAGATACAACAGGTGTTATACCTCATCAAACTACTCAATAGTAGTCTCCAATCTATTATTGAGAATCAGTTTAATATACAGTTCAATGTACCATTATTACTTGAAGCAAAAATAGGTGATAATTGGCTTGACACTAAAGACGTAAGCTGATATAACTATGAAACATTTGACTCACAGAAAGGAGCAATACATATGGATAATAATTTAGTAACGATTGATACGAATAACTACGAAGCTATGGCTAAAGCAATGGGTATAGCAGGTGAAGGTACTAAGTCTTCAGATACTAAGAAGACTCAACAGCTACCACGTTTCAGGATAAGCCACTCACCAATCATGGGTGAAACCAAGATGAATGGCAAGAATGTAAACGTAGAGATAGTTGAAGGTGGTACTTATAAACTTGAGATACCTGATGGCGAAACTTACTACAGTAAGACAGCTTCAATTAGACCTTTCATGCAAAGGTTTATGTATAAGAGGTTCGTTAAGAATATGAACGCAAAGATGGGTGAGCCTATGGGTGTCTATCACAAGACAGTTATGGCAGACTCATTGAACTTAGATTTGAAAGATAATCAAGGTGGGTTCAACTGTGGTAAACCAGCAGGTTATATCCAAGACTTCAAGGCATTGCCTGAGAAGACTCAAGACTTAATCAAGCAGATTAAAAGAGTACGTGTTATCTTTGGTCTTGTAGATTTACTTGAGCCTTGCAATGACAAGGGTGAAAGTGTTGCGTTTAAGTCTACACCATTCATATGGGAAGTAGATAATAGAGATGCCTTTAAAACTGTAGGTCAACCGTTTACTAAGTTGGCACAGTTGAAGAGACTTCCTGTTCAGCACAGCATTAAGCTTGAGACTGAGGAACGTAAGTTACCTAATGGTAATGTGTTCTACTTACCTGTCAGTACCTTAGACATTTCCAATAAGGTTGACTTATCTGATGATGACCAAGTAATCTTTGGTGATTTCATGTCATGGATTCAGAACTACAATCAATACATTGTAGGTGAGTGGGATGCCAACGTAGGTGGCAACGCAAGTCAAGACATGAAAGACATAGTAGAAGACTTTGTCGAAGTGGATGCAAGCTAATGAATCACCGTGCTGAATTGGCGATACATAAGTTACTCGAAGATGTCCTTGCTTCTAGAAAGCAGATGTCTATGGAGACTATTGAGGGTGTAGCTTCTGATATAAAGGAAGCTATGGTTCGTCAGTTCGGAACAAAGAATGACAGAGGGGATTTTAAATTACGTATGTCTAACATAGGTAAACCCTCTTGTCAGCTTTGGTTTGATAAGAACCATCCTGAGAAAGCTCTACCAAAAGGTAACAGCTTCTTGATGACTATGATGATTGGTGATATAGTCGAAGCTATCTTCAAAGGTTTGTTGAAGGAAGCTAAGGTTGAGTACCAAGATAGTGAAGAGGTAGCTTTAGAACTAGAAGACGGTACTAAAGTAAAAGGAACTTATGACCTTATACTAGATGATTGTGTTGACGATATAAAGTCTGCATCTGATTGGTCTTATAAGAATAAGTTTGATTCGTTTGAATCACTAGCTAAAGGAGATAGCTTTGGTTATGTAGGTCAACTCGTTGGGTATGCGAAAGCGAGTGGTAAAAACATAGGTGGTTGGTGGGTAGTGAACAAGTCTAATGGACAGTTCAAATACGTGTCAGCAGGAAATGCAGATACAACTAGTGTCTTAGGTGACATCGAGAAGACCATTAAACAAGCCAATGCTAAAGAGTTAGTGAGGTGCTTTGAGCCTGAAGAAGAAACCTTTCGAGGTAAAGCTACAGGTAATCTTGTTCTTAATAAGAACTGCACCTTCTGTGATTTCAGACACTCTTGTTGGGATACTCTTAAAGAGTTACCTGCACAGAAGTCACAAGCAAAAGAACCTAAGATGGTTCAGTATATTAAGGTAGCATAGTGTATCCTTCTCACAAGGCAACACGTGCTGCGTATAAGTATGGGTATAGGAGTGGACTAGAGCATAAGGTCTCACTCTATCTAGAGGAACGTAATCATAAGTATGACTACGAATCTATTAAGATAGAGTGGGAAGACCTAGCCTACAGAACCTATACCCCTGACTTTATACTGAACAATGGCATTATCATTGAGACAAAGGGAAGGTTTCTTGCAGGAGATAGACGTAAGCATCTAGCTGTTAAGAAACAACATCCACGATTAGATATCAGATTTGTCTTTGAGAATAGCAGACGTAAGCTAAGTAAAGGTGCTAAGTCTACGTATGGTCAGTGGTGTGACAAGTATGGATTCAGATATTATGATAGAATAATCCCTGAAGATTGGCTAAAAGAAAAAGGTAAGAACAAACATCCTACAATAATTAAATTTGCAGGTAAAAAAGTAAGGAGAATAAAATGATAAATGATAAGTACTTAGACGATGAAGACTTTGTTATACAAGTAAAGCCACATATAGATGGTAAAGGTTGGACAGGAGATGTGTCTCTTAGTATAATGGTAGGTAAGAGAAACCCCTTGAGTGATTCAGACTTTGAAGCTATGTTAAATTTTACTAGGCAGATATGTTCTACTGTTCCCTTAATGGAGCATAATAAAATATTCAGAGATGCTGTAGAGGAAGAAGCTAATAAACACCTACCTATAGAAGATATCTTTGAGATACCTGAGAAGGGTGCAAAGAAAGCTATTGAGATAGATGATAATGTAATCCATATTACTTTTGGAAAAGAAGAGACTACGCATTGACATTAGCAGAAGAAGAGTATATAAAAGACATGAGACATTTAGATTACATGAGAATGATGGCAGAAAAGGAGACAGCAATGGAAGAAAAAGATATGGTTAATAGTCCTTTACATTATAACAAAGCAGGTATCGAAACCATTGATGCCCTTGAAGCTATGTTAGTCGATGGCTTTGACTTTTACTTACAAGGTAACATAGTTAAGTACCTATGGAGATTCAGATACAAGAATGGTGTAGAGGACTTAAGGAAAGCACAATGGTATTTGAATAAACTCATTGAGGTCTACGATGATAAAAGTTAAAGTTATGATGACTCTAAACGTAGACCCTGAAGAGTACCCTGTACCTTCTGATGGTATGGTCAATGAAGAGATTGAAGAATACATAAGAGAATCCTTCCATGAGATAGAAGGTGTTAAGATACGTAATATGAAACTAGTTAGCGAGGATATATAAATGATACAAAACTATTTACCAACCGACTACCAAAACTTTATAGCACTCTCTCGCTATGCAAGGTGGAAGGATGACGAACAACGTAGAGAGAATTGGGGTGAGACTGTAGACAGATACTTTGACTACATGACTAATCATCTTAGTAAGAATCATTCTTACACTATTACAAAGGCTCTTAAGGAGAAGCTTACAGAGCAGATAATGAACTTAGGTGTGATGCCTAGCATGAGAGCTTTAATGACATCAGGACCTGCACTAGACCGTTGCCATGTAGGTGGCTATAACTGTAGCTACATACCTGTCGATAGTCCACGTTCATTTGATGAATGTATGTACATACTTATGTGTG